CGATTAGGTCGAGCACGTAGATGATTGCGCGAGAAGCTTTCGTTGCCTCGTCGATCGCGCCGGCCGCCTTGATAAACGAATTCTGCATGCGCGTCATGGCATTATCGGTCGTGTCCGTCGTGTCCTTCAGCTTGGCTTGGATCGACGGAAGACCGGCAAGAAACGCCTGATAGAACGCGGTCGACGAGACCTTCCCCGCCTCGACCAGTTTCCGGAGCGTGGCAACGCTGCCGCCCGCCTCTTTCAGCCCATTGGCGACCGCTTCCAGGATCGGCCGCGCGCCTTCGTTGACCGAGTTGAACTCCTCAAGCCGGACAGTGCCCGCGCCTAGAAGCTGGCTCAGCTGCAGAAGCGCGCCGCTGGCCTCGGTGCTCGACGTGCCCGCGACACGGAGCGCCACTGCAACGCCATCGGTGAACTTGGCGACGGTCTGGGCATTGGTCCCAAGCCCCTTCTGGAGCTGCGCAACGCGACCATAGAGTTTCGCTAGGTCGTCCAGCGCGACGCCATTGCGCTGCGCCGACGCATAGATGGCATCAAAAGTCGTCGACAGTTCGGCGCCGCTCAGCCCCGCAACCTTCAGACTGTTTTGGATGCGAGTGAAGGTGCCGATGGAGTCGACGAACTCTTTTGCCGAAAATGCGGCAGCCAGAAGCGGCATCGTGCGGGTGGCCAAAGCTGCGACGCCAACGCCAAGGCCCGAAAAGCTCTGCTCCATCTTCGTTGTGGCGGCTCGTGCGCTGGCCTGCATGGCGCCCGAGGCCTTCTGAACGACGCCGACAGCCTTTGCCATGTCCCGCTCAAACTTGGTGGCCGAGGCCTCCAAGCGCAGCGTCATGACTTCAAGATCGGTCGCCATCAGTGCACCCAGATAGGAGGTTCGTCGATCGAGGCTGAAAGAACCTCGATCTCGCCGACAGTGAGCGGAGCGTCTTCGGAGGGGCTATTCGCCTGCGCATAGCCGTCAGCGCAGCACATGAATTCCCAGATCGACATGTCGTCGACCTGGCGCGGGTGGAACCCCATCACGCAGCCGAGGGCATAGAAGCCGGCGAAGTGGATTAGGCCGCTGCCGTCGTCGGCAGACTCTCCGCCGGCTCGGCTTTTCCCGGCGCGGGCTCCTGATCGGTCCCGTAGATCGCGGCCATCAAGATGAAGAGCGCAAAGGACACGCACTCCCCAAACGGCCGATCGTCCACATACCGACGCACCAGCCCAAGCGCCTCGCCCGGAGGCGTGCCGCCGCCGATCAGCCCGAGGCGCATGGTTTCGCGCACGTCGTCGATGCGCCACGTCCCGCCCTGAAGCCGGGACATGATCTCCATCGGGCCGGCGCTGCACTTCTCTTGCAGCTCGCGCAGTTGGCCGATGGCGAGGCGGAACCGCCGCTCGTCACCGGCCCAATCGAAAGAGATCGAGGCGTCACGGCTCATTAGGCAGCCGCCGTCCAAGCAAGCGAACCGTCGCTGACCAAGGTCACGCTGACCTGCGCCTTTTCGCCAAGAGCGACTTTCAATTCAAAGTCGGAAAGGTGCATCGACCCAGCGAAATAGCCGCCGCCCTGCGCACCCGTGCCGGAGACCTCGACGCGGACGTTCTTGGCCGTGGACGCCAGCGCCCAGGCGCGCCAGGTCGCCAGCGACTCCATCGCCATCACGCCGCTGCCGCTGATCTCGCCCGAAATGGTCTTGACCTCGCGGCCGATCCACGACGCCGCATCCGGGTCGTCGCAATCCGGCAAGGTCGTATCGACCACGTCCTTTGAGATTTTCAGCGACTTGTCAGTAAACCCGCACGGGGTCGAAAACACTTCCGGCGAAGCGCCATTGCCGATGTAGACCTTGATTTGTCCGAATTTCCGGGTCGTCGGGGCTGCCATTGTCGATCTCCTTTAGGCCGGGTCGGCAAGCGCCCGGAAAGTCATCACCCCGTGGGTCGTAATCCCATCGGGGTCAGTCATAAGCCGCGTTGACTGGTGGCGAATTTCCACCAGCCGCCAAAACGGCAACCTCAAGTCTTGTTCGTGGATTGCACCGCGCACCGCGGCGGCAAGGTTGGCGGCTTCCGGCTTCCCTGCCGCGCGGGACCATACGTGCAGGGTGGCGTAGACCTCGACGCCACCGACATATTCCGCATCGTCGTCGATGACCTGCATCTCCCCGATGGACACATACGGGAAGTCAGTCGACTGCGGCACCTGATCGTAAATCCGCCCGCCGGCCACGGCTGAGGCCTTCAGGGCCGCAACGATGGCGCCCTGAAGCTCAAGCCCGGGATCGGTCATTGCGCGGCTACCTGCTTGGCGGCTTTGTTGATGGCGCGGGACACGCTCGATTTCGATTTCTTGCGCATTGCCCGCCACGGGCCATAGAAGAACGGGCGCGGCGTTGTGCCGGGGTGCTTGGTGCCTTCAGCCCATCCGCCTTGATCGTGTGGCGCAGTTCCGAATTCGACGAAGCGCGCGTAGAAGGCTTTTTCATCGCCCGCCACGATCGTCACCGTTAGGTCGGGATCGCCCTTAATTGTCAGGGACCCGCCGCCACCGGACGCGAGGTTTGCGGATGACGCCAGCTTCACGTCGCCCCATTCCGCCCGGATGGAGTCGCGGAGGTCGCCGGAGTCAACCGGGACCAACCGCTTCTGCATTGCCACGATCTGATCCGAGTTCGCCTTCAGGGCTCCCTTGATCGCTGTCCGCGCTGCCGCCGGCATTGCCTTCAGCTTCGCCAGCACCTTCTCGCGGCCGATCAGTTCCGTAGCCATCCACCAACGCTCCTGCGGCTTTTGCGGCTGCGGCGTGGGCAGTCGGGATCAGCCCCGACCACCCGCCCGAATAGGCAATCACGACGCCATTCGACGGCCGATAGTCAAATGACGAGGCGAAGCGAACGCGAGGCATCACGCGCTCGTGCCGATGATGACGATGTCATAGGTCACGGACGTGCCCGAGCTGCTGTTCGCGACAAGCAGGATGTCGCCCGTGCTGGCAGTCACCGTCGCGCCGGTTGCAGGGGCCACCCACATGAAAACGCCACCGGGCTTCACAAGGATCTTGTCGGTGGCGTCCGAGAAAATGCCAAGCAGCGTGTTAGACGCAGCGCCGCCGACCACGACGTTGTTCGTGTTCGCCGAAGAGGCTTTCACGTAGATCGCCTTGATGGTCACGAACGTCAGCGTCGCGCCAAGCGGATCGACAAGGCTGCCGGCAAGATCGAGATTTTCAGTAGCCGACGCGGCAAGGGTACGCGTGTCCATGAAAATCAGGTCGGCATTGCCCGACGACGTGCCGGGGGTCAGCGTGATTGCTGTCTTCGGCAGCGAATTGAAATCCGCTGTCACGCTGGCAAGATCGTTCGTTCCGGCGTAGGTGCCGCGCACCCAAGCGGTGATAACTGCATTGAGGCTGCTCATAGCGCGACTCCGTGTTCAAGGGTCATTTCAATTTCGGTGCTGTCGCCGGTCGGGATGATCGAGCGAATTTGATAGTACCGACCCCGGTATGGGCCGTTGACGAACCCGACGCGGTGCGAAGCGTCGATCTTTCTCGCCACAGTGCAGGATCGGATCGTGATGGTTCCGGTATCCGTGCTTTCAAGCTTGTCGGCCGCCACGGCTTCACGCCCAAACCGCGGCCGGAAGGCAGCCGAGCACGACCACACAGGAACCCAATCCGCCTGTTCGTTGCCATAACCGTCCGGCTTTGCCTCGCGCCGCTCAAAAGTGACGCGGTGCTGATAGGCGCCATATCCGAGCATCAGCCGAGGCGCCTTGTCTTGTAGGGGGCCACCAACGCGGAATAGGCGGGCACGTCATCGATCTTGCCGGCGCGGCCTTCGTAGAGGTGCGCCACGTGCAGATGGATGGCGTAGCGCAGCGAAGCGGGAACGTCGGAGGCCGCCGAACCATATCCGTAGACCGCGGTTACCTGCACGGCGCTTGGCGTCTCGTTCGTGGTCGGCCAAGAATAATCATCGTCGAGATAGACATGCGCGCCATGCGCAGTGGTCACCAGCGAATACCAGCCAGAGGTCAGCGTCTGCAGGCTCCCGTCGCCGTCGATGTATTTTACATGAGTGACGGACGAAGCCGGCAAAAGCGGCAACTTGATCCACTGGCAGCCCGGAAACGCCGAGAAATCGGCGCGCCACGTCTGCGAGATCAGGCAGCGGCCAAGGATCCCGGCATAGCCGTCAAGATATCCCGTCGCAACGCCGATGAGGGTCTCGATCAGCCCGTCATCGTCCTCGTGCTCGACGCGAAGTGTAACCTTTGCCTCGGCGACCGTGACGGGGCTCAGCGCTGGCGCCACTGTCCGAACCGGCATCAACGGCATGATCGGTGTCGGGATCAGCATCGGGAATTTGCTCCTCGACCGGATCGGCCGTCTCGATGATTTCCGCGGCCTTGCGGCGCAACCACCGCTCGGCGAACGCCGGCTCGAATTCGTGTTCCGAGCCGGCCTCGTAGATGGGACCGCGTCCGCGGCCCTCGGACTCGTATTGCACGGTCCTTGTGAAGCGAACGCGGGTCATGGCGTCAGTCCGTCAGGTAGGTCAGGGGCGGATTAGTCTTGCTGCCCCACAGGATGCACGCCACCGCGCCAAGCTGCGCGTTGGTGCCGACGTCCGAGACAGCGATGCCGACGCAGTCAAACCCGTTGTCGGTGTCCAGCTCGTCAGCGTTGAACTCGATCGCGATGACCGACAGTTCTTCGGCGTTCGTCGCGCTCGACCACGTGTTGCCAGCCGACTGCGTTTCCAGCGTCCACGTGCCCGGAAGGGTGGACGCATGGCGCTTGGTGTAGATTTTGGTGAAGTTCAGAGCCTTCGCCGAGGTGCCGGCAACCGCCGTCGCCTGCGTAACGGTGAAGGTCGGGTCGTCACCCGCCGTCCCGATCGCCTTGAGGACCAAGAAAGTGCACTTCTCGTAGTTCTTCATGCTCACGTACGTGGCAGAAGTCGCGGTCTGAAGGTCCTTAACCGCAAAAATGTGGACGTTCGCCTGTTCGGCGAAAAGCGCATTGAGGTTCATTGGTCTTTCTCCGACCAGGGGAAGGGGATGCGGGCGGCTAGCCGCCCGCGCTAGCCTCAGCGCGCGGCGAGGGTGACAAAGGGCGACAGTGCGAAGCTGCCGTCACGCGACGCCACGGACGAAGCCCACCAGGGCTGACCGCCGATGCGGAGCGTGAACTTGAAGGCCGTCAAGTCCTGGTCGAACCACAGGTGGATCGAGGTCTGAGACTTCAGGCCACCAGCCTTGATCAGCGCGAGGTACTGCGACAGGTCGACAAAGCCGATGTCAAACACGTCGCCGACCGTTTCGCAGACCTGATGCGGGATAACCGGCCGGCCGAAGAGCGTGCCATAGGGGTTGTTCGACAGGCCCCCCGGCGGCAGGTAGACCGGCATCTGTCCAAGGGTCATCAGCGACAGCTGCGGCTCGGCATCCGGATGAATAAGCCAGATGGCATTCATGCGGTTCCGGCTTGGCATCGCCGCGTACATCTTCACGACGTTGGCCGCGACGATGGTGTCAGCCGTCTGGCCGGGCTCGGCTGCAACGGTGACAAGGGCCGGCGAGTTCAGGAAGCCAAGAGGCTGGCCGACGCCATTGCCGCGGGCAATCGCATTGCTGACCTTGAAGTCGATTTTCTCGGCCGCCTTGCGAGCCACATAG